GTATTAGATTGTTTCGTTTCAGGCACTCTTTATAATCTTTCCTTGACTCCCAAGTTTTTTCATATGCTGGCTTAATCACTTCCTCAGCCGATTTCAGCCATGACACATCATTTGCACTATCACATTGAATCGCTGATTTGCTGACTATCTTTTTTGCCACATATCCGCATCTTTCACAAACCACGTCATCAGGGCACTCGTTGAGCTTGTAAAATCTCTCATTTACTTTCCCGCAATAACCACATTCATATTCGTATGTTGGCATCTCTCACCTATTTCTTTTTAGCCGCTGGCTTTTTAGTTGCTGGCTTTGATGAAGATTGTTTTTTCTGTTCAACTCCAGCCCTCACGTCAGGGTTTTCTTCCATCATCATTTGTTGCTGCTCTTGGATTATCATTGCCATTTGTTGAACTGCATCAGGCGGAGCACCAGCGTCCATTAATATTGTAAGAGCTTGCTCAACTAACTCCCCGCTTGTCCTTGCAACTTCCTCTTTCCAGTTAGGGAGATTAAGAGTCTCCAGCAGATATGGCTTTGATACCATTTGCCTTTCAGCTAATTGCATGACCAACTCTTGAACCTGTAAACTTGTGCGTGGCACTGTTGAACCACTCTCAACAACAAAGTTGAACTTACGCCCCGCATAATCAGTCCCAACAAACTCTTTAGGCTGTCCATTAACACTTACATAATCTGCATCAGTGCCCCAATTCTGCCATAATCCAATAGCCCATTTGCTTCTATTCTCAGCCAATGACTCAATACTGACAGTCTTTGGCTGTAATGCTACCTGATTTTTCTCTTGTAGTGCCACAATTGCACTTGCAGCAATTACACCAGTTGGAGCTTCGCCTCTGTCTGCCTCTTCGATTGCATGAACTCTGTCATGTAGTTGAATTATCTTATCCAGCACTACAAAAAAAGATTGAGGCAGGTTTGGTATTTGCATGAACTCGATTCTGGCATTTGGTATTGAAGGCATTAACACCAACCGCCCCGCTTTCTCATTATCACTTTCAATCATCTGCTTTGTAATTCCGCAATGTTTTTGGATAATAAGAGGAGGAGTCATTACATTCTTAGTCCAGTTGATGAGCTTCTTGAGTATCTGATTGATGTAATATAATAGAAAGCCTGTCTGTTCTGCTGCTGCAAAACCCCAAATACTTACAGGGTCTTTATAAGAGTTTGCTGTATAAACTGGCAGTCGTCCCCAAGGGTGAGTATTCTTAGCCAATTCTACAGGCAGCATTGGATTGATATTTGGATTAGCAGAGTCATCTAATACAATGTAGCCATGCTGCCCTTTGTTTTTTTTGCCGTCAGCCCGTGTTACTGTGATTTTTCTTATGCCGTCTGGATATACAGCCTCGTCAACACTGCCCTCAACAATCTCCTCTGTGCCCTCTTCAACTGTCAGAACTTCCTTTTTCCGCTTTGAGTTATCACGAACCCATACCTCTATTATAAGACCACGCTCTAATTTTCTATCAGGAGCCGAGTTTTGAGCCGTATCTGCTGGCAGCATTGGAGTCGCATAGCGTCCTGTGCTTGCAGTATCATCTGGTGATGTTGCAGACTTGTATTTCTCTCTCTCCTGTCCAAGCAACTCATAAGCCTCGTCAGGCATAACGCCCTTGACATTAAACTTAGATTCTATTGAGTCAATGAAATCAACATAGGCATAGCAAATATAAGGGCAATCCTCTGATAGATTCTCCCATAGTCCGGGAGAGGGGAAAAACCCGAACATATCCACTATCTCAATATCAGCATCATAACGCCTATTGAAATCAAAGTAAGGTTTTTCAACTGTAATCCCGTAAACCTCCATTAATTTTGCTGAAAGCCTTGTTTTTCTTCGCTGGTCTGTATCCTTCCACCATTTCGCAAGTTTGGCAGTCAGCACCTTTTCAGCGTCATCAGTTTCACCATCTAAATCAACAATTTCACCAACAGGGTCTCTTGCTGTGATGTTGGATACTGTCCTCTCAATGTTGGCAAAGTATAGATTTGCAGGGTTAAGGCTTTGCTGGCTCTTCTGTCCCTCTTGTTTCTGTCCTCGATATAAGGCATAGTTTCTCAAGGCAATCTGTGATACTTGCAGCCGATCTTTCTCTTTTCGAGCAATCTCGAACAAGTCATAGGCATAACGCCCCACGTCCTCATGACCTTTTGGCGGCAACTGAATCAGCGTCCAGTTATCTTTTCCTGTTGATGTTGCATCGTTAATGTAGTCTGCTCTCATCTTGAGTATCCTCTATCTGCTTTGGCTTTGCTTTCTGCTTTGGTTTCGGTTTCGGCTCATCATCTATTACTATCAGCTTACCGCCAAATGTGAGTAATCCCCCGCAATCGCAGCACTCCATAAAACAGGCAGCAACAGGAGGCGACCCTTTAGCACTGCCATACGTCAACCCGCCCTTGTGCTTTGGGTTTTTGAGCTTGAGCATACTGCCGTTCGGTCTGATATTCGGGTCGTACTTATCAGTCGTGATATATGTGCCTGTCCGTTTGCATTTAGGGCATTTAACTTTGAGTCCTTCCATAATTTATACCTTCCCCAGCATTGTTGATAAAAATCTTTCCGCCCTTTCTGCGGTTGTCTTGTCCAGAGTAGTCGATTCTAAAGGCTCTTCTGGCAAATCGTCAGCCCCACCAAGTCTAAAAACCTCACCATCTGGCACTCTGCCCGTGAAAGTTTCTTTTGAACCTGAGCCGATACTGACGCCTCTGTGATGAATGTATGCACCAACAACTACGCCTCCAAAAATACATATGATTATAAAAGCTCCCAGCCACAAATTTCCCATAGCACATATAGTCAGAAACACTACCGTTACACAAATGCACAAAAAAATATCACTACTAAAAAATTTTTTCATTTATAAAACCTCCTTGAGATTGAAACAATTATCTGTATCCATCTTACCCAACCACACTAACCGCCCAAGCATTGTATGAATTAACCCACCCATAGCCATTACAGCGGGGTCATCTTTCTTGAACTCTCTGAGCCTACGCTTGAGAATGTCATTCTTTCCAAAGAAAAGCCTGTGGTTATCTGGCTGAAGCACTGATTTTAAGGCTCTTAGATAAACCTCAAACCTGTTCTTCAAGATATAATCATCTGGAGGCGTAACCATAACAGCCCCTTCATCACCATATTTCTTGACAAGCTGTTCATTCTTCAAAGCAAGTGCCGTTGTAAATCTATCAGGGTCGCCATACCAAGCGTTGAGAAGGTCACGGTTGATACCAAATCCATACTTTTCACGGAGTGAAACACATTGATTAAGAACTGTAGGTATATCCAAGTGTTGATACTCTTCTAAGATATAGAATACAGCCTTTGTTGCATCATAATTGACTTTCTCAGCGTCAAGCGGCTTCACTACGCCCACAATCGCTAAATAAGCGGGTTGCCCCTCGCCTTCGGCTGTAATCTCGTCAGCCCAACCAATGCACGCAACTATATCATAAAAAAGCCGTCCCGTCCTTACATCTCTATACCAAAATGGCTTTTCAAATAGCTCAATCCCTGAAATCTCAGCAAAGTCTAAACGTGCTTGTAGTGTCTCAAAAGGGTATTGATGCTGAACTAACTCAATGACTGAATCAACCATTATATAATAGCTCCTGCAAAATCTGGAGGTTCGTCCGAGTAAATAACATCATCAAAAAAGCCAGTCTTGGCGAAAGTGAGGCAAAAAGCATCAGCAAGATTAGGACTGGCAATCCCCTCTTTCAGCAGGTCTTTTTTTGACTCAATTTTAATCTTGCCCGCCATTGTGTAGTCATAAGATGGTGTTGACAGCTCATGCCCTAACTTACGCATGATATCAGTAGTTGGCAGCATGGCAGTATCAGCAGCAAAGAAATCCCGTGCCCTCCACCACAACTCAGCTTTTGTATTTGAAAACTGGTCGCTGTTTTCGGCAGACGTGCCCGTATTGACACTGGTAATCGGCATGTCATAGGCTTGTAGAGTATGTGCTACTCCTGCACCATATCCTATACTGTCTATGTAGCCATGATGACAATGATACTTTTCATATTGTTCACGAAACCAGCCAGCAATAGAAAATGTGTTATCCAAATGACACTCTCCAGCATCTATTATAAGGTTGCCCTCTCTGACGACAAAAGCTGATGAGTCTCCAGTCAGGCTCATACCCACATCTAAGCCAATAATTCTTTGCGTCTGTGCTGTTCTTTGTGTGTTCTGCCCTTGCTCATTCTCAAAGATTGACGTACACGCAAGGAGTTTTGTATCATATCTATTAAAAGCCTTTTCTATCTGTTCAATAGGTATCAATATGAACGCACTGGAGATATTGAAATCACATTCAAATTCTTGCAAAAACTGATTCAGTGCCATGTCCCGTTTTGATGCCTCCAACTCTGCCTCTGCAATTATTCCTGTTTCACTTGCCCGATACATTCTACAAAACCAGTCATTTTCGGCATTTTGTAACGCATGGTGATATAAATCATAAAAATGGTCATGCCCCTTTGGTGTGCCGATGAAAATAGAAAAGCCCTGCCTATCGGCGAGCAGCGGACGCAAAATCTCGCCGTAGAGATTAGCAGGGCATTGTGCGACCTCATCAATTACGATTCCATCCATATACATTCCACGAAGTGAATCTGGATTATCTGCACCAAAAAGCTGTATTCTGCCACCGTGCGGGTAGTCTATCCTTAGCTCTGACTGATTGATTTGAATCTTAGGTATTGGAGTTGAGTAGTATTTCAAGTAGTCCCACGCTACAGCTTTTGCCTGCTTATATAAGGGTGCAATATAAGCATAGCGGGGACGCTGTTTTGTATCTAACATGCAAGATTTGATTAGCTGATTGACTGCTGTAACTGTCTTGCCAAACCGTCTATGACATACTAACACATTGAAACGCCTGAGAGAATTATGTATCTCTCGTTGCTGTGGTCTTGGCGAATACGGTATTACTATGTCAATATTCTTAGCCATTGATTCAATCAGCCCATTTGATATTGAGTGAAATTTCTCCAGAGTTTTCTACTCTGTCCAGAAAGTCGCCCTCTGAGCGTGCCAGCAACTCTGATGCTTTCAGGCGGTCTTTGTCGTCTTTTTCTTCATTATCCATAAAGTCAGACCAGAATTTTTGTCTTGCCTGTCTATCTTTTATATGCGGTTTTATCTCTGCTTTACGTTTATCTGCAATGAGGGTACAAATGTATTCATCTTTTAAACATCTTTTCCCTGCCATTCTGGGGTGCGAGTATCCCGCCAATTTAGCAGCCTCAGACGCATTGCCAGCGTATAGCTCAACAAATCGCAACTGTTTGTCTGTAAGCTGTTTCATAATCTGCAACACTCCTTTTATAATTATTGCGTTTTTTGCAACATTATAAAATGTAATATCTAATCACGTCAAGTGTTTTCTGTGTGAAAATAACCACCTGTCTAAATTCAACCAGCTATTTTATAGCTATCTGATACAATTCAAGTTTTAACTACCTGTTTTTATTGCTATTTTTTATAATTGTTTAATTTTAGCCTGAAATGGTTTAACGTGTACAGCATGAACCGCATAAATATCACGACTTGCAAGCGTGCCAAAGAACTATAAAAGAAAATACTCAATAATTACAAACACTTATAAAATATATTGTATTGCGTGCATTGCGTGGCATGAGTAGTGCAAGAGTATATAGGCAAGAAGGACGGAGTTAGACTAAAACAACCAACAAATAATAGGAGATTGAAACATGAAACATTTCAGAGAGCATTTTATAGCAGGCATCGGATATTTAGAATTTCATAATGGGAAAAGAGGCTGGATGTTAAGAAGAACAGCAGATGGGAAAATAGGGGCTTCTTATCCTGCCGAATTTCTCGGCACAACAGACGAAATCCAAATTCGCCGTCCCGACTTAGCAGATGCGTTCGCAAGAGCAGGAGTTAAAAGTTTTAAATAATAAACCAACGCCCTCTTCGGAGGGCAATGATACAGGAGAAAGACAATGGCAACAACCACCACTACCACCATCTCAGTCCGCTCTTTTCCGGCGGACGTATGGAGACGGTTTCAAGCGGAGTGCATACTCCGCAGCGTGAAACCCTCAGTCGCACTGAAAGAGGCGATTGAGGCTTGGCTTAAGAAAAATAATAGGAGACAAGAGACATGAGAAAAGATAAGAAATATATAAAAGATATTCAACTGGTCAATATTTATGGAGAGTTCGCAGGATATAAAATGAAAGGCGACTTGGTATCTCTCATTAAAGCAGAAATCCCAAATTATCATCTATATGTAGATGATGATGAAAACACGCTCGAATATAGTATAACAGGGCGTAACTCGACTCTTGTCTTGAAACCGCACATAGACAATATTGAATGCAGAGTACAGTATCACCGACTTCACACTAATCCACAGCGTCCGCGATATATACAGAAAAATTATGATAAAGCCATCAAAAAATGGCTCAGAGCAAACAAGCGATGGCTCGTATAAAAATAATTAGTGAAATGGCTATATTAAGAGCCAACCTCATCAAATAGCCCCCCACACCCGCTTTAAGCCCCTTGCCACACGGTGAGGGGCTTTTTTTGCGTTTTGTAATGCTATGCTACCAACTCCATCTCACTATTAAACACATAATCAAGCACTGATTCGTGATAAGAGTTTACAAGTCCCCATCTATTGTGACGCACCTTGCCGATTCTCACACACCATTCATTAGATATTTTTGTTGCCAGCTTGCCGATATATTGAGCATCTTTATCAGTAATCTTAAATTTATGAATATTTGCATAACCAGTTACAGCAAAATAAGCTGGATCATCTTGAATCCGTGCCTCAAGTCTATCGAGTCTAACATCATGCTCAACATGACTTGTTATCAATGCTTTTTGAGCCAGTTCAAGCTCTTGCTGTTTGCGTTTTGTTTCAATAGATAACTCAATAGATTGTGCAAGCATTTTTACTTGAGATAGTAGTTGCTCTTCTGGAGTGAGTTGTTGAATAAGATTTTTTGCAACCTTCTCCATTTGAATAAAATATTGCCGTGCCTGTTTGCCTTTATCGTTACGCTCTACCATTGACAGCTCTTTAGCCATATCAATTGAGATATGATAATCAGTTGAAGGTCTGCCTCCTGAACTTTCGATCATAAATGTGCAAAAGTCTGAATTTATTATAAATCCATATTCTTTTATTCTTCTTTCAATCCACACATCAAAGCGAGTTCCTATTTCCAGAAACTCATGTAATTCTCTTGCATCTACTGTCTGTTTACCTTCTGTATCGGTATTTATTTTGATTATCTGATTATCCATTAGCCACCTCCAAAGAGTTATAAATATTAGAGATATCATCTGTAAAAACATTGAAACCACTAAGAACATCATCAACTATAGCAATAATGCCAGAAAGCACATCATCAGAGTTATCTTGAATGAAAACTTCCTCCATATCAGCATAGACAAGAAACTCTTTCAGCATAGTGATTTTATTAATGTTTGGGTCAAGGTTTTTGCGGATTGATTCTGAAATAATCCAGACTGCTCTAAATTGGGGAGTTGACGTGAATGGAACTTTAGGCGTGGCTGTAGCAGTTGTGTTAGTCATAATAATGACCTCCTATAGTCTTAAAAATTTATTATTTGCTTTTTTTGTTTTGCCAATAACAAAAAAAGGGCTGTATTAAAGCAGGTTTGGCAAACTGAGGACTACAGGAAACTCAGCAGACCCGAAGGTCTCCCTACTTCAACACAGCCCATAAAAAAACTATATAGGAGTGCTTGCACATAAAAATAGCGAATACTCTTTAAAAGACACCGCCTATGTGTCTGTAGTTCTATGCA